AAGCAGGAGCAGTCGGAGACGAGGTTCACTACATTCATGTCTGTGAGACAGAAAGCACTAGTACAGAAGGGGGTACGTCAACAACTACAACCACTAGGACTTTAACTTGTGTTCCTTGTACAGCGCATACATGTGCTCCTGCAAAGACTGACCTAAAGTACACTTATGGTGGACAAAACATCACTAACGATGATGATTGTCCGTACCCAGACCTCTTTGGTATTGGCACTGATAGTAATAAAATCGCATTTCGTTATAATTCTTTGTCTAGTGAGTTACCTGATGGTGTAACAGACTTTTCATTCTCATATGATGGGGTCACTTATGTTGACGTTTATGATGAAACGTTGCAAATTGGACAAGTTTATAACTCATCTCAGAATCCATGGAAGTCAGGAGATGAATCGTTTAGTGATTTTTTCATTTATGACACACTTTTCAACTCTGAAACTCAAAATGGATTACGTGTAAAAGTAAGAATTACACCAATTTTTGATGATACTGGACCATCTGTTGTGTTTTCTGGCACAGAATGGGAAGTTATGGAACTTCTGAGTCCTGGAAGTAACTATGCTGTCGATGATGTATTTGTTTTAGAGTACGAACATACTCATCCAGACCAAACAACAAGTACTTTATCCATTAATATGAAGATTACTGGCGTTGGTCCAGTGCAAGTTGTTTCTGGTCAGAGCGGATTTGACGTGTTGAGGACAGGAGATACCATTAATGGTCACACAATTCTCCGCACCTACCATACAGATTTGGATAATTTTCCATATCATGTGCTCTACTTAGACGGAAATGGCAATGATTTTGTAAAAGACACGCAATATACGTCTAGTAGGAATCACGTTATTACTGCAAAAGCGGGATATGGGATTGTAGACCGTGCAATATTGGTTGGAAGGTACGAATTTTTAGAAAAATCTATTCAATATGTCACGATGAGTATTGATAAAAACAGTCCTGACGTGTTTAATGGTGTTGTTGTTCCTGAAGCGATTGCAATTGTCACAAATGGTTCTGTTACAGGGTTTACAATTGAAGAACCTGGTGCAAATTTAACGCGAGCATACTTAAATGGCGAGGATCCAATCCTTACTGTCGCTGCTTCTCCATCACCAAATGGTAAAGATGCCGTAATTGAAGGTATTTTTGTCGGAGGACAGTTATCTTCCATCAAAATTATCAGTGGTGGTACTCTATATTCTTCTTCAGACCCGCCAAGAATCTTTATTGCCAACACTTATAAGAAGGCAACTACCAAATATAGCAATGCTGGGTATGAACCAGGCAAATTGGAGCGGTATAAAGAACTATTTGATAGTATGCCAGGCGGTGCTGTCAATGCTTCTAGGCAAAATGAGTTTAATGAATCTGCGGATACAGTTCCAAAGGATATTAGTTTTACCACACAATCAGAGAATGTTGAAGTTCGATACGATACTCAAAGAAGGAGAGCAGATGTTATAGCGCAAAGACTGTACACCAAACCAAAAACAGACCCACTTTATGATATTATGGTCAGAGATGATGCAAATTGGGACCATCTAGACCAGGTAGATTTTAAGGATGCGACTAAAGCATTACTTGAAACTGATGAAGGAACAAAGCAAAACACTAGAAATATTATTTCTGGATTGACACAACTTCAGGTTCCAGAGTATAATACTCTTGATGAGGTCCTCGTCGAAACCGTACAAGGTAGAGTTGGCGACCTTCCATATGCATCCCAATTTACTAAATATGTACTGAGGCAATATCGCGCAGATCCTGCAAAAGAACGGTCTATTCAAGTGACTCTTTCATGTGAACCAGTTAATCCTGGTATTAATGAGACCGCATGTCCTCCTCCATCTCCGTTGTTAGGAGGAACCGAACCAGATGAAACTGATCCCGAAACTGGGATTACAACAGGTTCTACGACAGCTTGTATAGTAACTGGTCCTTTCGGTCCTGGTTGTCAAGCTTGGTCAGTCTCTGGAAACATGAAATTCTTGCATGATTTGACTCGTTCTGCAGCAAATGTTGTCGATGCTGCTAAAGCATACGGAAATCCACTTCTACAAACGTAAGAATTATGGCATCTGGTTTGGGATTGTTTATGGGCAACTGCTCTGGTCATGGACTAGGTTCAGGTTCATCGCATCATCCAGGATTGGGTGGGGGCACTCTTCCCAGCTGTCCTCATGTTCCTTTGGACCCTAGAATCAAAGCGGTTGATGTAAAGGCTATGGATGCCGTTACATTATGGCCACCAATTGCACAACTTCCTTTAGGAGTTGCTAAAGCAGCTGCTGCAAGAGTTGTAGTTAATGGTAAAATACCAATGGTGGACCAGGATATCCTTACTCCTCATCCTACCCCTACACAGCATACCACTACTTCTACAGGCGATAAATGTTTTGTTACATTAAACTCACCTGCTTTCTGGTGTACTAAAGGTATTGCTGGTGGAAGGGAAGCACCTACAGGTCATGGTAGAAAAGTTTTTGCTACTGCTAAAACTGTGTTTATTGGAGGAGTTAGAGTCTCTAAATTTGGAGACAAGTTGGGTGATGGTTCAACTGCATTCCCTTGCAATTCTGTTGTAACTGGATGTAGTATTAATGTTTTTGTTGAAATGTCAGGAGGTTAATTATGGCAACACGCAGTAAGTCCCTTAGTGGAAAAGTTCTAATTCAGTCCAAACCTAAAAAAACGAGACAGGGGTGCGGACAGCATACAAAATATGCAGCAACATCTAGAAATGGTGCTCGTAAACGCTATCGGGGTCAAGGTAAGGGTTGAGTAATTGCCATAAATAGTACGATAGTGCTTAAATGAAATGGCGTTAAAACCGATTTCTGGTAAAGATATAAAGAGGTCTAAGTCTTTTAAGGACCTTAGTATGTCTTTTTCCCGAAATCGGTTCACAGATGACGTGTCTTCAGTAACGAATGAAAATTCTATAAAACAGGCGATTAAAAATCTTATTTTAACAGTCCCTGGAGAAAAACCATTCCAACCTCTAGTTGGGTCTAGAGTGTACGAACTCTTATTCGAACCACTGGACCCATTTACAGTAGATGCAATTCAGGATGAGATAATAAATACAATTACTCAACATGAAAAAAGAGTACAATTGATAAATGTTGATGTAACTCCAATTTATGAGAATAATAAGATTAATGTGACTGTGGAATATCAAGTTGTTGGAGTTCCCATTATTGAAGAAATCACGTTTGTCTTACAACAATTAGGATAATGCAACCAAATAATTTAACTGCTTTAGACTTTGAGGATATTAAGTCTTCAATCAAGTCTTATCTGAGAACTAGAACAGAGTTTTCGGATTATGACTTTGATGGGTCTGCATTATCATATCTTATTGATGTATTAGCATATAATACTTACTACACCTCGTTTAATGCTAATATGGCATTGAATGAGGCATTTTTGCCATCCTCTAGTGTAAGAGATAATGTTGTAAAGATTGCAAAACTTTTAAACTATACACCAAAATCTATTATTTGCTCAAAGGCATGTTTGCAATTAACTATTCAAACTGAGTTAAATAATGGATTTTATCCATCTTCAGTTACTTTACCAAAAGGACCCGTTGCAACGGGCGGAAACTATGTTTGGAATTTAATTGATGATACTACAGTGGAAGTCAATCCTTCGACAGGTATTGCTGTATTCGATAATTTAGAAATATATGAAGGTTCTTTAATCGAATATAATTATCTGGTTAATACCTTTGCAAAACAAAAATATACTATTCAAGCTCAAGACGCAGATATATCTACATTAAGTGTCAGAGTCAGACCTAACGAAACATCTACAAATTCCGATTTATACTCCAGAGTAGATAATATTACCAATCTTGAATCTGACACCAGGGTTTATTTCATATCAGAAACTAATGATATGCGGTATCAGATTAGATTTGGCGATGATAGCATTGGAAGGTCTGTAAAGGATGGTGAGGTAATCAATCTCCGATATATGGTGACCTCTGGTGCTGAGGCAAACGGAGTACAATCGTTCTCCTTTATTGGGACCATTGTTGACTCTAATACTCTTGCTTATGCTCCAAGTCTTTCTACTGTTGTTGTAAAAGCAAAATCTCAACTTGGAGATGCAGCAGAAAATGTTGAGTCCATTAAGTATTACGCTCCAAGATATTATTCTGCTCAATATAGAGCAGTTACTGCTCAAGACTATGAAGTAATTACTAAAAATATTTACGATAATGCTGCAGCTGTTGTGGCATATGGTGGAGACTCTTTAAATCCTCCCATTTATGGAAAGGTTTTTGTTGTAATTAAAACAAAAACTGGGACAAATCTTAACGACCAAACTAAAAAGAGTTTGTCCTCACAACTTAGAAAATATGCTATGGCTTCTATTGAAGCCGTTATTACAGACCCCGATGATATTTACATCAATCCTAGAATTTATGTAAATTACGATACTGGATGTGGTTCAAATACATCTCAGATTAAGAGTGATATCTCTAAAGCAATCGTAGATTGGGGAACACAGACAAAAATTAATAACTTCAACTCATCTTTTAGCACTCAATCATTTGAAAGAGCGATTGAATTGTCCAATAAGTGCATTACTGACGTTTCTACGCAAATTACAATTCTTAAATACATTCTTCCAAATACTAATCAGACTAATACATATTGCATTTCTACGGGGTCTCAAATCTATAATAGTGCCCCTTCTCAGGACGGTTCGGACGGTTCATGTAAGAAAGAACCTGTCGTCCTTTCAGGACCTTTTAGAACCGCTGATAGACCAGGAATTGACCAGCAGTTTGAAGACGATGGTTATGGCAATCTGAGACTATTCTACAACACTGGAAATAGAAAAGTTTATACCAACGATACCGCTGGAACAGTTAATTATTCTACAGGTGAAATATGCTTTGGTCCTTCAAATATTATTGGTACAGGAGGAAATACCCCAGATGAAGATTCGATTTTAATTACTGATACTACAACTGGCGCTGGCGAAGTCGTTGACCCAGACAATCTTCCCACAGGATTACAAATTCCTGTATTAGTAATTCCCTCAAACAGTTCCGTTATTCCTGCAACAACACCAGGAACTATTATTAACGTCATTAGTCCAGAGATTTCTGTTACCCCTATTGGAACACAGTTCCCATCAACAATCCCACTAAATAGTTTGACACCAGCGGTGTTTAATGTAACACCCGATCTCTTGGATATTCCAACAATAGATAATTCTGGTTCTCTTAATACATCCTCCTGTTTTACGTAGTTAGATGAATATTAATAAGGTCTCCTCTGCAGTTCCTACTCAACTTCCAGGCTTTATTACGTCGGAGTATGAACTGTTTTCAAAGTTCGTCGAATATTACTACAAGTCCCAAGAAAAAACAGGACTGGGACAGAATATCCTTAACAATTTTTTAGAGTATCTTGATATTGACCAACTGGATGTCGATATCTTAGATGGTTCTACCATCTTGGTTGAAGATATTACTGCAGAAGATACAACAATTTCAGTTGAAAGTGTCGAAGAGTTTTTATCTGAAAATGGCACCATTTTAATTGGTGATGAAGTAATTTTTTATGAGAAGAGTGTTTCTTCTCCAAACGTTGCTCTTAAACCAGGTATTTCCTATGAGCAAGTAAAATTAAAGCAGATTGAATTACAAAGTCCATTATACAATTTTGATGGAATCACACGGGGATTTTCATTATTAAGTCAAGATAGACCTATTTCTCCTCCATCGGCAAACCATTTAATTGTTGAGGTATATGGTGAATACTTAGTACCAGGAGTAGATTTTACAGTTTCTGGGAATACGATTACCTTTACCCAAGCACCAAGAACAGCATTAACTTCTGATAGTGCTGACCAAACTAGTATCAAATTTTATAGTGGATTTTTAGAGAATACTATTTTTTCCCTTGACGACATTTCTCCTTCTTTTGGTGATGGAGTAAGCAAGTTTAAAATTACTCGCAATGGAAGTACGTTTGTTCCAGAAATTGATGAGTATGTTATTGCATATTATGACAATCAACTTTTAATTCCAAAAATTGATTACGTTTTTGATAAAAATCTTCTTATTTTTAGAAGTTTTGTACCATTAAAGGGTAGAAAATTAGACCTCTTTTATATTGATGCTCCTATCCCCTCATTTGGATCTGGTTCTTCTGCTTACGCTAGAGTTAATGATAATGGTGAAGTATCTTCTATTGTTATCAAAGATGTTGGTTCTAGATATAGATTTACAAATCCACCAGCAATTACAATTGATTCTGAAAATGGTGAAGGTGCAGCTGCAGTTGCATTAATTAATGGAGTCAAAAATTTACAACTTCTTTCTGGAGGAATTGGGTATAGCGATACAAATCCCCCTATTGTAAATATTGAGTCTCCCACTCAAGATGGTTCTAAAGTAGCATCTATTACCGCTAAGGTTGTTAATGGAAGTGTCTCGGAGTTGACACTTGTTAACTCTGGTAGTGGATACACTTCCGTACCTAGAATTACATTCCAACAACCAGGTGGTGCCGTTCTTGCACCTCCAACAATTGTGAATGGTTCTATTTCTGGTACAATTACTGTCACTTCTGGTGGAGTTGGATACAGCACATCTCCAGAAATTTATATTGATGAACCTACTGGAATAAATGGAATTAAAGCAAGTCTCAGAGCCAATCTAAACCCCCAAGGAGAAGTTGTATCTGTTAGTGTTTTAAATGCTGGTCAAGGATATGAAACAGTACCAAGAATTAAAATTATCGAACCAGTAGGTGCTCAAGTATTAGAGACTCAAGTCGATAGTGATGGTAGGGTAATTAATATTGAAATCCTTGATGGTGGTAGTGGATATAATGATGTTCCTTCTGTTTATATCATCGACGATAGAGTTAGTAATACTGGACAATATCTTGGTGGTTCTGGTGCTAAAGCAGTAGCATCCATTTTTAATGGTAGAATTACTGACATTAATATTACAGAGTTTGGTTCTGGGTATAGTCAAGAATTTCCACCTAAAGTTGTCATTCAATCTCCTCCTCAAGCAACTGCCTCGGTAGATATCGGTGTTAATGAAATTACTGGTTTTGAAGTTTTAGAATCTGGAACTGGTTATTCTAAGGCACAATTTATTGGTTGTGCTAGAGCAGCAAGTGGTATTACTGGATATACTGAAGATGGCAATGCAATTTTTAGTAAAAATACAACTGCGGTATCTGCAACAGATAATACTGAGGTAAAATGCTTAGATGCTGTTTTTGTTAAAAGAATTCTTGACAAATATACAGAACAGTTTTTACCAGATGTTCCTAGACTGGATTACAAACAAATCGATGTAAGAACTGCTATTAAAAATATTAAGAGTTTTTACTCTACAAAGGGGACTACTTTTAGTATTGAGTACTTGTTTAAGTTATTATACGGTGAAACCGTCGAGGTTTCTTATCCAAAAGACCAGATTATCAAACCCTCTGCTGCTACCTGGTCTATTAATACTATTTTACGTGCAACTTTAGTGAGTGGAGACCCACGAAATATTCAAGATGCACTTATCACGCAAGATGCAGATATTGCTGATATTAATGTTAGAGATGCTAGTGCATTAGTAGAAAACTATATTGCAATTGAAACTGCAAATACAACGATTTACGAATTAGTTCTTTCCGAAGAAACTATTCAAGGAACCTTTGTCGTTCCATATAAAACAAAATTGGGCGAACCTCTTGATGAGACGACTGGTATTATTACAGTTGATTCCACTATTGGTTGGCCAGAAAGAAACGGTGAATTTGTTCTCGGTGGTCAAGAAGTAGTACAATACAAGGAAAAGTCATTAAACCAGTTCATTGAGTGTACTAGAGGCGCTGTTGGAACTATTGGTGGTGTTGGAAATTCTAGGTCTTGGGATTCTGCCACTGAGGTAACATCTAATTTTAGAGTCTATTTGAACAAGGGAACTTCTCAGGAAGTTGTCATGAATATTGTTGGTATCGTTGATGCTCAACAAACTAATTTGACGGATACTGGTTCGTATTATCTCCCTGGAGATAAACTAACAGTTGCTAAACTTGGAGGAACTGGAGAGCAACCATTATTAACTACTTGGTTGTATAACGTTAAAAAACTGATTGAAGTTGAAAGTATCACCTTTGGTGGAATTAACGACAGATTTGCAACTGTAACATGCTCAAATAACCATGGTTTACTTGTTGGTGATGAGGTTACAGTTTACGGTGCTAACCCAATTCTTTATAACGGAACGTTTACAGTAACATCTAGAGATAGTGATACTGTTTTCCAATATCAATTACCTCAACCTGCCTTGGTTGAACCTCAAGGTAACATTCTAGTGTCTGTTAACCTCAATAAAGGTAAGTCTGAAGATGAGGCAATTAACAACAGTATTTCGGTATACACAACAAATATTCAAAACTCGTTCTTTAACGATAACTATGTCTATGTTGCTTCTACTGGTATTCCCAACTATAATGTTGGACCTTTCCCTGGATCTGCACTTCTTCCAGGTAACCAAAGAAAGTTAAACAGATTTCCTCAATCTCCAGTAACAATTTCTACAAAGAATGTAATTAATCCTGGTCCTATCGGTACTTGGATTAATGGTGTTTCTATTTGGTCTTATAAATCTACCAATACAAAAACATTTGGACCTATTGTAGATGTTTCTATTGTTGACGCTGGTTCGGATTATGATGCAGCATCACCACCAAATATAACTATTTCTAGCACTGCTGGTGGTAGTGGAGCTACTGCTGAAGTCGTTGTAAACGGTTCTGTAACAGGCATTCAGGTCGAAGAAGGGGGTTCTGGGTATACTTCATCTCCGCTAGTCTCTATCGTCGGTGGAGGCGGTTCTGGAGCGTCTGCGACCGCAATTATTACCAAGGGTAGTGTGTCCAATATTTTGATTACCAATGGAGGTACTGGATATACGTCTCAACCAATTATTACTGTTGTTGGCGGCGGCGGTCAAGGTGCAACTGCAACTGCAAGTGTTCGTGGTCCTATCAAACAGGTCAATTTATTGACACAAGGAACTTCTTACACTGTAAATCCAGATGTAGAAATTAGTTCTGGTGAAGGTGCTGTTGCTCAAGCAATTGTTAATAATGGACGTATTATCTCTATTGCTATTATTTCTGCAGGTAATGGATATACAACTGCACCAGAGGTACAAATTCAAGGTGAAGGTTTTGGTGCAAAAGCAAGAGCAATTATTGATAGAGAAGGAGAAAACGCTGGAAAAGTAACAGGTGTTGAAATTTTAAACAGGGGTATTGGGTATACTCAAGGGACCACTGTTATTAATTTGACTTCTGTCGGACAAGATGCTAAATTTATTGCAAATGTATTTGAGTGGACTTATAATTTACAAGAATCTGCTACATTTGACCAATCTCAGGGTTCAGTATTTGAAGGATATAACACCCAATATGGTGGTGAATACGCCCACTTGTCCAACCCACAAAGGCTTCGTTACATCTTAGGTGACAATCTTGCTATCAATCCAGATGGTTCTATTAGAGAACAAGAGACACAGTTAGAGCACTCTCCTATCATTGGATGGGCATTTGATGGTACTCCCATCTATGGACCATATGGTTATGAAGACCCAACTGACCAGTCTTCTAATATCGTTAGAGTTTCTAGTTCGTACAAATTAAAGAGCAATTTGGTCTTCAATGAAATAACAAATCCAAATCCATATCGTGAAGAAGGTTCTTTACTTTCTACAGACCCAGCGGGAACATTTGTTGAAGACTATGAGTATTCTTTCGCTTTAGGAGACCTTGACCAATATAATGGACGTTTTTGTAAAACACCAGAGTATCCTAATGGAAGATATTGCTATTTTGTAACTATTGATAATACTGAGAATGGAAATCCCGTATTCCCATATATTTTGGGTCCAAGCTTCAACTCTGTAGTTGATTCTTGGAACCTTGTTGATTCTGCAATTCAGCAAAATATTCCTCGTGGTGTTGTTCGTTTTCGTGACCCA